CTCGACACACGATACTAGTGATTCCGGATTGTCATCGTACGGAGCTAACCAATAAGCCGGGGTCACTTCTTGTGCGCGGTTATACTGCCGCGTTACCAGTCAGTGGTAGGAATCCACCTTTTTGTTACCCTCGCGGGTAACGGCTCTCTGACACCCGAAGTCCAATCCGTATATGGACTAGGCTCCTCAGTGAAGTATTGGTGCAGATTTCGATCACCGGCGACTTTATTCACTCTCTGCCTGCTTGAAAGGACAGGCGCAAGCATTTCAGTCCTCTGCAAGCCCGCGTTCCTCCTCACCTTCAACAGGTTCGGGGGCCTAACGAAGCTTGCAAAGCCCAGGATCTCCGAGTCACTAGGTCGAATAGGCAGCCTCACGGCCGCGCCATTGACCTGCTCCCGTATCGCCTCGCTAGCATGCACGAGGAACTTTTTGTAGAAGTTGTTCGATTGCTCGACACACGATACTAGTGATTCCGGATTGTCATCGTACGGAGCTAACCAATAAGCCGGGGTCACTTCAACACCCCGAAAGGCGTCAACACCACAGGCCTCGCGAAACCCTTGCGGGCCCGCAAAGCTTTTGTCGGTGTTAACCTTGAAGTGCAAGCACTCCAAGAGACGTACGACAACCTCATAGGATTCGGTTGGGACTATTATGTCGTCACCGAAAACGGAAATCTCTCCTTTTAGACTAAGGATATCCTGAACCGTGGGATTGCTAATTCCACGCACATGCAGCGAGCCCGCGAGGGCCGTGCAAAGGAACACCAAAGTCTCGACCGGGAAAGTACAGGCGGAACCCATTGTTGAAAACTTTCGTAACTTCAACAATCCCACAGGGGTCTGTAGCAAACGGGTTCTACAAGCTCGAAGGGCGTTCAGTACGCTTGCGCGTTTAAAGGTACACCCAACGACTAACGTTGTCACACGGTCACTCGCTTCCGATAAATCAATGGTTGCAAGTGAACACGTCTCCGAGCCTTTCAGGCAGAGAGAACGGGACATGCTTTGGTCTTTGAACCTAACAAATTCCCGCAGCCAAGAACGTTCAGTATTACTATAGAAATAATCGAGCAGGCACTGTTGTGCCCACGCGTTTTCTACGGGCTCTGGGGCGATAAGCCTTGGGCCCTTGTACGTCTTGGGTACCGTGATGAGACGCGACGATGGGGTAACATACCCCTCGTATGGATGCGTCTCGGCGAGCGAACGTTGGCCTTCACCCCGTAAGGGGATCTGGTTCAGTTCGTCCGTGCCTGTCCATGTGGCGTCAGCCCATGCATTCCATGCGTGGTACGCATAGTCCGCGTAGGGGAAGACCGTATCCAACATCGTTGACCAATAGGGGAAGGTATACCTATCCTCACCGGCTCGTATGTTGGACTTGGCGCCATTTCCATGTTTACACTTCCATTCCTCGGCGTTGAAAGGACCGAGGGCCTCACTAACCCTGAGCGCAACTGCGTCAAGGAGAACTAAGAGAGAATGCGGCGTCCCGTGCTGGTCTGCACGTGCCCGGTATTCGTCGGTGCCCGAGAATGCTCGTGAGAGCAAGGGCATTTCCTCCGACGGTCCCAGACACACCTCCGAGTCCCAGAAGGGCTCGATAGGCGGAAGTTCAGCCTCGCATCGATAAAAGGCGTCAAACGCCTCGTCGACACGACGCGTAGGGCATTCGAGTTTAGCTTTCTTACATGCATAAAGCATTTGACGAAGAAAGCACAAAGCATCCTGATCAAGATCAGTCTCCAATTTTACAGAAAGGACAATAGAAGTTTCGGTTTGAACAGCATCAAACACGCGTAGGTACAGTCCCCGGAGGAAAACCGGGATCTGTCCGAATCGACCGCCCACTGGCTGAGAAGCCGGGAGGCCCGATTTAGTGTACGTCCCTTCGTCGAGGCACCGATCAAGGTGCTTTCCGAGTTTGGGAAGGTCCACCAGTACGAACTGGAGACCACGTGCTTGAAACATGCGAGCGAACCGTATCCGATCTCGTCGCACGTCTTCGGCCATTTCTGGCCACCTATAGAGGATGTCTTTGAAAAGAGCATCATACAGGGACAATATAGCCTGCACATAGCTTTTCATGCGCTCTCTTTCAAGTAGCGTATCTATGCTATGCCAGGGACACCAGAAGGCAGGGTTTTCAGCCCCGCCCTTCCACAATCAACAGCTACGACGCGCTTTCGCACCAGCCCCCCCCCGAAAGGAGGTATAGTAGGGCTGATGCTACTCACGCGCGCGGCTGCCCCTCCAAGCCCTATTGGGCCTTTGGAATAGAGGGAGGTTCTCGTTCAAGTCGGGTCAGAGGTTTTCACCTCACTGACTACGACTCCCAGTTGATCAGCTTCGAGATGTTTGCACCTGCCGTGGCGATAAGCCAGTCGCAGGTCGCATCGAGAAGCTTGACGTCCGTATCGGACGGGTCGTTTTCCAGCACGAAGTAGTGCTTTCGGACGATCTCAGCTGCTACAGCAGTCGCGAACACAGTTTGCACCACTTCAACGTTGTGCCGGTCTTTACCGGACTTCGTCGTTGAGTGCTTCACCGTGACAACGACACGCTGAGTCGAGCTCACGTATCGGTATACTGAGCCGAACGAGTCTTGATTGATCTTAACGCATGTGATGTTTCCATCAGCGTGCGGAAGGACGAAGGTGTCGCCTAACATAAAAGGCCTTTCTAATAGGGAGCTTATTGAAAAGAGCTTCCCCAGCTTTCATGCCAGCTTCTGTGCTAGCAGTCCCGCCAGGATCGCCCATTGGCCCGGATTAAGGTCCGGGAACCCAAGGGTAGGTCCACGCATGAATTCCATCGACAAGAAGGGCTTGATATCCTTCCGCCACTTTGCAACATGCAAAGTCCTTGCCGGCGGACCTGAGAAGGTCAGCCAGTTGGGATGGCTGGTTACTGTGTAAAATCGCTGCACTTGGCAGGTCCTACAGTAACACAAACTCTCTAAGTTTAGCCAAAGAGCGCCCGGTAGTAGAGCGGCGAGAAGCCGCCCAATATTAAACCACCAGTCGATTAGCCAAGACCATGGCAGGAGTTCCCACCATGCTTCCCACAGGCCATTCTTATTCATACCCGTCGCTAAACGGGCGGCCAGTGCAATGAGCCCATCCGGATCATCGAGAGATGGCAAAGGCGCTTCACCTACTAAGGCCGAAAGGCCCCAGCGTGAGGTCACCCAATGCTTGACTCGGTACATATCCACGTGTTCACCGTAAACGGTAAAATGCGCGGAATTTAGCATCCGATTCTTCACGAATACCGGCTCAAAGAAGTTAGGGAGCATCATGCGTCTTCTGATACTATAACCCTGGAGCAAGCGCAGCAGCCACTCAAGGCGCTGAGCGATTGCCCGCGAAAGCGCAAGCAAAGCTTCAAGGTCTCTCATAACTGGTGCCCATCCGAACTGAGCCCCGACGTATTGGGAGCCAACGTCGCCCGCGGTCTGCCTTGCGGCATCGCGTGCGGCGCCCCAAACCGATGGTGGTTTGGCATTCGGCGGTAATCGCCTCGGCCTAGGACGGGTTCTCCGCCCGACGGCTTCAGCGGCCTGTCGTCCCCTCTTCATGAGGAGTTCAGGAACGGACATCAGCATTCCAGGTAGATCACCAGCCTCCCCGATGAATTGGGGTAAGCTCATCACCGGCCTTTGCGGGTCAGTGAATTGGCGTGCCTTCCAGGCGAGTTCCGGCCAGTCCATGGTCGGCGCCTTGGCTTCGGCATTCGGGATGGGTTCGTTAAAGGCTGTCAGAACGTAATTACGCACCTGCGTATACGTCCAGCGCCCGACGACCAAATCACCCGAACAGATAGGGAATTCCCGGTCCCAGACGTTGAGGTAAAACGGATTATCCGTGTCCCTTAGGCCTGTGACATCTGAGCAATCTCCCTGCCTGCCATGAAAGCTATCGAACGAGTAGAGGGTGCCCACATACGGGTAATAGGCCATTCCTGACCTAATAGTCCCAGTGTGCGTAGCCCTGTGATCGAACGATCTGTATCTAGCTGTCATGGTCTACCTTCTTAACAAAAGTATCAGATGGAAGAGCTTCACGAAAATACGACCTCGACGGATACGAGTCAAGGGCGGGGCCCACCAGGGCTCCG